AAGCGTCGTCGCAGGAACAGGCACGGCCGCGGGACCATCTTCGGCCAACGGATCAGCGGCAACCATCGCCACCGCGTCGGGGGTCGCGGCTGGCAATGCGGGCGGGGACGGGGCCGCCGTTGCTGTTTCGTCGTCTGTCGGGTCCGCCGCTGGGACCGCGATCGCCTCGGGGGTTGGCGAAGCGGCCAGCGGCGGGACCGTTATTTCGGCGTATGGCACGGCCGCCGGCACTTCGACGGCGGCTGGCGTCGTCGCCCGGCCGCCGGGGTTGGCGGTGCCCATCTTCGAAACCTACATCCCCGACAAGCCCAAGGCGCCGGCGCCCCGTCCGGCTGCGCGCGAAGAGCCGAAGAAAGCCCCTGTACCGGAACGCCCGCCGCCTGTCATCGTCGAGGCCAGCGGCTACGCTGCGGGCCGCTCAGGCGCGCGCGGGCATTCTGCCGCGCCAATGGTCGCCGAAGCCGTCGGCGCCTCGCGTGGCGCTGCGCACGCGGCCGGCGCGGGCGAATGGACCGACCCCGGACTCGCCGAATTCTTCGACTTGCTATTGGAGGCCGCATGACCGGGATCGCCTTCCGTTACGACCATGCGCCCGCTTGTTCGCCCGTCGGCCACCTGATCCGCAAAGCCGGGCTCGAGCCGATCGATCGCGATCGCCCGATCGCCCGCCAGTGTCGGACACGCATGCGCGCGGCCCTGAAGCGCTGGTTTCGAGCCGAAGCCGTCCGGCTGGCGGCCGAAGTCGTCGCCCTTGTGCCGGATGTCGGCAAAGCCGAAGGCGATCGCACCATTCCGGTCGGGATTCTTGCAGGTATCCCCGGCCTTGACCTGTCCCGCTGGGAGCGCGATCTCCCGCCACTGTTGGCGCCGATATTCGAGGCGATTTTCGGCTCGGGCGGCGATGCCGGACTTCGACAACTTGGCCTCTTCGACAAGGCCATATCGCGCCGGGTGCGCGAGCGCGCCCGCGCGTGGGCCGAAGAGCGCGCGGCCGAAATGGTCGGGATGCGCGTCGTCGCCGGCCAGCTTGTCCCCAACCCGAACGCCGTCTGGCGTATCACCGACGCGGTTCGCGTTGCGTTGGCGGACAGAGTGCGCCAAGCTATTGACACGGGGCAGAGTACGGGGGCGCTAGCGGATTCGATCGAGGGGGATTTTGCGTTCAGCGGGAACCGCGCGGAAATGATCGCGCGCACCGAAGTCGCCGCCGCCGACGTGGCCGGCACGATGCACGGGTATCGCGAGACGGGAATCGTTCACGGGAAGCGATGGCTCACGGCGAAAGACGAGAAAGTCTCCGCGCAGTGCGCCGCGTGCGAATCACAAGGCGCGATTGCGTTCGACGCGAAATTCGTCACGGGACGAGACGCGCCGCCAAATCACCCGAACTGCCGCTGCGACATCCTTCCCGTGTTCGCCGACGAAATGCCAGCGGCCACCGCATCCGCAATCCTTGGGGGTTTGATATGAGCGACAAAATCGAAAAAGGCGCGCTGAAAAAGACGATCATCTTCGGCACGATCGCGAAGTCGCTCGATCAATCCGACGGGACCGTGATCGTCGAAGGCTATGCGTCGTCGGGCGCAGTGGATGCCGAAGGCGAGACGATCACGCCCGACGCGATGAAGTCGGCGCTCCCCGACTACATGAAGTTCGCGAACATCCGCGAAATGCACAAGTCGAACGCCGCCGGCGTCGCTTTGCACGCGGAAGTGCAAGACGACGGCCGGACGTTCCTGCGCGCACACGTGGTCGATCCCGTGGCGGTGCTGAAGGTTCGCACCGGCACCTATAAAGGCTTCAGCATCGGCGGATATGTCGAAGGTCGCGACGAAGCAAACAAAGCGATCATCACGAAACTTCGCCTCGTCGAGGTTTCGCTCGTCGATCGGCCTTGCAACCCCGACGCCGTGTTCGCCTGCTACAAAGCCGAAGGCGTGGACGGCGAAAACGAAAACGACGGCGGCACCGGCGACGGCGAGAAAACCGAGTCCGGCGAAGGCGGGGACGATCCGCCCAAAACCGACGACAAAGACAAGAAAAAAGACGGCAAGGATGCCGCCGGCGATGACGAATCGGCCGGAAGCGAAGACGACGATCAGGGCGAAGACACCGACAAAGCGATCGGCGCTGGCGATCTCGCGAAGGGCTGCTATGCGATTTCCGACCTCGCGCAACTGTGCGAACGGCTCGAAGATTTCGGCAATTATCAGGCGTTCGAGGCGTCATTCGATGCCGGTTCCGAAGACATCGCGAACGAAGCGCGCGCGATCGCCGTCAAGCTCTATGGGCTGCTGTTGAAACTCGTCAATGCGGACGTTTCCCGCGCGCGCGAGCGGCTTCAGGCCGCACTCGCCGAGGCGAAAACAGCGTCGCTGTCCGTCGTGTTGGAAGGCGCGCTCGCGAAGATCAAGCCGGCGGCACCGGCGGCAACTCCCGTCGACGTTCCGGCGGTGCTGAAGGCGGCCGGCGTCGAAGACGATGCGATCGACACGATCGAAAAAGCCGCGGCCGAACTCGCGCGTCTGCGCAAGATCGAACAGGCGTGGAAGGATGCGCCCGCAGCGGCGAAAGGATCGCTGACGAAAGTCGAAAAGACCGGCGACGACACGCTCGCCACGAAAACCGAAGGCACCGACGAACCGGAAACGCCGCTCAGCGCGATTAAGAAAGCGCTCGCATCAGGCGGCACACGGGTCGGCCGATAACTTCCGCAAGATTCCGCCGGCGCGGCGGATAAACCGCACCAATCCACACACTTCAACCGGGGGTATCCCATGAACCAGACTCAGGCAACACTCGATGCCATCAAAGCCGCCGCGCCTACCGGAAACCTGCCGGCGCACCTGATCGAAAAGGGCATCACGCAAGCCACCGGGCTTGTGCATTACGACCTCGAACCGGGCGCGAAGCTGCTGTTCCCGGTGCTGACGCCGTTCCGCAACGAAACGGCGCGCGTACCGGCCGACGGTGGCAACGCAACGAACTGGAAACAGATCACCGCGATCAATACCAGCCGCCAGCGTGCGAGCGTGTCGGAAGGCAACCGCGGCGGCGTGCTGGCGACGACCGTCACCGACAAGACCGCGGCTTACAAGGGCTTCGGCTTGGAAGACTTCGTGACGTTCGAAGGCCAGTGGGCCGGCAAAAACTTCGACGATGCGCGCGCGCTCGCGATGATGAACACGCTCTCGGCGACGATGATTCAGGAAGAGCGTCTCATGATCGGCGGCAACAACTCGCTCGCGCTCGGCATCACGCCGACGCCTTCGCTCGCAGCTTCCGCGTCGAATGGCTCGCTCGCTTCGGCGACCTATTCGGTGATTTGCGTCGCGCTGTCGCATATCGCGATGCGCGAGTCGAGCGTCGTCGCTGGCGTGCCGGAAAGTTTCACCCGCACGAATGCCGACGGCTCGACCGATCCGGTCAAGTCCGGCGCCGCGCAGAAATCCACGAATGCGACCGCGGCCGTCACCGGCCCGACCGGCTCGATCGCCGCTACCGTCACGGCGGTGAACGGCGCGCTCGGCTATGCGTGGTTCTGGGGCGCTGCCGGTTCCGAAGTGCTGGGCGCCGTGACCACGATCAATAGCATCGTGATCACCGCTGCGGCCACCGGCTCGCAAGCCATCGCCGGCAAGTTCACCGCCGACGATTCGCGCGAACCGCTCGCGTTCGACGGCCTGTTGACGCAAATCCTCACGCCCGGTTCCGGTGCTTACGTGCAGACGTTGGCAACCGGCACCGCTGGCACGGGCACCGCGTTGACGAGCAACGGCGCCGGCGGTATCACGCAACTCGACACGGCGTTCGCGTCGTTCTGGGATAACTACAAGCTGTCCCCGGACAAGATGCGCGTCTCGGGCCGCACGCTGGGGAAGGTGAACGCGATCGTGATCGCCAACGGCGGTGCGCCGCTGATCCGTTACAACGCCGATCAGGGCGGCGTGACGATCGACGCCGGCACCGTGGTCGGTTCGGTGCTGAACCCGATCACGAACACCCGCGTGAAAGTCGAAGTGCATCCCGACATTCCCGACGGCCTGATCTTGTTCAGCACGGCGCGGCTTCCCTATTCGCTGTCCGGCGTGACGAACATCATTCAGATGAAAATGCGCGCCGAGTATTACGCGATCGAGTGGCCGTACCGCACCCGCAAGCATGAATTCGGCGTTTACGCTGACGGCTTGCTGCAGAACTATTTCCCGCCGGCGTTCGGCGTCATCAATAACATCGCGGTCTAATCGGTCGCGGCGTTCGCAGCGTGGCGCCCGGCCGGCAACTGCCGGGCGCTTTGTGTTTTTCAAATCACCATCACCGAGGAACCCGCAATGGATCAGAACAAAGACAACGTGACGCTCGTCGCACCCGACGGCGCGACCGACATCACGATCGGCGGCGTCAATTACGCCGTGAAAGGCGGCGAAGTCACCATCCCGCGCGAAGTCGTTCATCACGCCTACGCCTTCGGCTACACGAACAAGCCGCTCGACACCGCTGCGATCGAAGCGGAAGCCGATCGCGTGCGCGCTGCGCAAGCGGACATGGACGCCGCAAACGCCGCCGCGGAAGCGGAAGCGGGCGAAAAGTTCGCGAGCGAAGGCGAAGCGCTGGCGGCATTCCTCGCACGCGATGCCGCGGCCGTGATCGCCGACCTCGGCGGCTTGCCCGACGTTGCCTTGACGGAAGCGGAAGCGGCCGAAATCAACGGACAGGCCCGCGAAGACGTGGTCGCGGCCATCGAAGCCGAGCGCGTGCGCCGCGCCGCAACCGCGGCCGGCTGATCCCTGCCACCTGATCGGGAATCGCGAAGATGCCACTCGCCACGCTCGCCGACCTGAAGCTCTACGTCGGATTGAAAGCCGACGACACGTCGGCCGATGTCATTCTGACGAACGTCCTCGAATACGCCTCGACGGCGTTCGAGAATTCGGTTCAGCGCAGCATCGCGCGCGGCGCGCGTTCCGAGTTGCGATCCGGCAACGGGTCGGATCGGATGCTTCTACGCGATTTCCCGATCGTTTCGATCGAATCGCTCACGATCGACGGCCTTCCGGTGCCGGCTGCTGTCGGCATCGGGAACGGCTATGTGTTCACCACCGGGAACGAAGAGGCCGCGATCTATCTGCGCGGCTATCGCTTCACGCTCGGCGTGAAAAACATCGCGATCGCGTATACGGCCGGGTTCGATCCCGTGCCCGCCGACGTTGGTCATGCGATCGTCGAAGTGTCCGCGCAGGCATGGAAGGAAAAGGACTGGATCGGCTTCATTTCGAAGGCGCTCGCCGGCGAGACAGTGACGTTCGCCCGTGAAGGCTTCCCAAACTCGGCGAAGCGCATCGTCGCCGACTACGCGCGACGGTGGCCTTGTGATTGAGTTCACCATCAGCGGCGACGGGCAAGTTCTAGCCGGCCTTGTGCGGGCCGAAGGCGACGCGATCTCGCGCGTGCATGACAGCATCGCGCGACAAACGCTTGAGCTTGTCCGGCACGTCAAGGAAAACAAGCTGACCGGGCAAGTGCTGAAGGTTCGCACCGGCACGCTTCGCCGTTCGGTGGCGCACACGATCTCGTCGTCGTCGTCGTCGGTGACTGGCACCGTCTCGACGCCGCTCGTCTATGCGCCGATTCACGAATTCGGCGGCACGATTCCCGCCCGCATCATCGCGGCCAAGCGCGCGCAAGCGCTGAAGTTCAGCGTCGGCGGGAAGACGCTGTTTCGTCGCGCGGTGTCGATTCCAGCGGTCAAAATGCCCGAGCGGTCGTTTCTCCGCTCAGCGCTCGAAGACCGGAAGGCGGCCATCGAAGCCGACCTGCAGCGCGCCGCCGACGTTGGGGTGAACCTATGACCACCGTCCGCGAACCGATTTATGCGGGGCTCGCTGCGCAACTGGCGGCGATTCCGGGCTTGACGACGTTCAGCCGCAAGCTGAAGCATTGGGTCGACGTTCCTTCGGAACAGATGCCCGCGCTTTATCTCGCGCAGGGCGACGAGCGAATCGACGAACCACACCTCGGCGCCGGTTCGCGCGTGTACCTCATGCCGAAGCTCTATCTCTACGTTCACACGACGGGCGACATCGCGCCGGGCACGGTGTTGAATCCGATCCTCGACGCGATTCAAAACGTCGTGAACCAACGGCACCCGGTGTTGCGGGTGAATAACCTCGGCGGCGTGCCGGGGGTAGAATGGGCGCGCATCGATGGGGCGATTCAGACCTTCGAAGGCACGCTCGGCGATCTTGAGGTCGCCATCATTCCGATTGCGATCTTGACGGCCGACGACGGCGAGATCGTGAGTTCCCAATCGTCGCAATCCGATTAACCGCTTCACCATCGTTTAGGGGGTTCACCATGCAAGTTACCTTCGGCTCTGGCCTCATGTTTGCCGTTCCCCTGAAGGATGGGAACGGCGCCGACATCACGACACCGACGCCGGTACAGTTCGGCGTTTTGCAGGAAGTGAGCGTAGACATCCAGTTCGAAAACAAGATGCTCCACGGGCAGGGACAGCTACCCGTCGCGGTTGGACGCGGCAAGGGCAAGATCGGCGGCAAGGCGAAGTTCGCGCAGATCAACGGCGCGCTCTACAATTCGATTTTCTTCGGCCAAACGCTGTCGAAGTCGATCCTCGCCGTGCAGTCGGATTTTGTGGGCGCGGTCATTCCCGCATCGCCGTATACGATCACGCCAGCGCCGCCGTTCTCCGGCACGTGGCAGACCGACTTGGGTGTCGTGGATGCCAACGGAAAGCCGATGACGCGCGTCGCTTCGGCACCGGCAACGGGTCAGTATTCCGTCGCCGCCGGCGTCTACACCTTCGCGGCTGCGGACACTGCGAAAAAGGTCTACATCACGTTCGAATACTCGGCCGTCTCGACCACGGCGAACAAAATCGACGTGGTGAATCTGCCGATGGGTTACGCGCCCGAGTTCTCGCTCTATCTGGCGAACCCGTTCCGCGGCAAGATCAACAGCCTGAAGCTCTACGCATGCGTTTCGACGAAGCTCGCCGTCGGTGGCAAAAACGACGACTTCACCGTTCCCGAAATGGATTTCGAGGCATTCACGAACGACGCCGGACAGGCGTTGACTTGGAACACTTCGGAGTAATACCGCCATGAATACCCCCGTTGTCCGCGTGAAAGGCATCCCGCTTCCGCTCAGCGATGGGAACACCTACGTGTTCCCGCCGCTTGCGCTTGGCGCGCTCGAACAGCTTCAGGAGCGCATCGCATCGTTCACCGGCGAGATCACCGACCCGAAAACGATCTCGACCGCGATCGATGTCTGTCACGCTTCGCTGAAGCGCAATTATCCCGAGATCACCCGCGAGGATTGCGGGGAACTCGTCGGCCTCGAAAACATGCTCGACATCTATGCCGCGGCGATGGACGTGTCGGGCTTGCGCCGCAAGGCGTTGGAAGCGGCAGAGAATCAAGCGGGGGCCGATGACGCCGCGGGGGAAACGACGCCGGGCTGACCGATTGGGATGCCATCGTTTGCCACGTCATCGCCGCGACCGGGATGTCGTGGCAAACGGTCCTCGATGAAATCGATCTACCCCGGCTGGAAGCGCTGAATCGTTACTGGAAAGATTTCCCGCCGTTGCACGTCATGGTGCGGCGCGCGCTCAAGATAGAAACGGCGAAAACGCCGGAACAAAACGGGGATGATGCGGAAATGGCCGCGTTCATGACGGCATTCGATCAGCATTAAGCGCACGGGGGAGCGATGTCGGTCAAAGTAGATATCACCGCGACAAACGACGGGCTCCGAAAAGGGTTCACGTCGTCGCGTGACATCGTTCGCGATAGTGTCGCCGACATCAATCGCGAGCTTGGCAAGGTGTCGAGCGAATCCGCAAAGCACATGGGACGTGCGCGCGAAGAAGTGTCGAAATTCGGCGCCGGCGCGAAAGGCGCGGGCGGCGCATCGGCTGAACTTGGCGGCGTAAATGCCGCGCTCGCTGGCGGCTTCACAAAGATGCTCGGGCCGATTGCGGCCGTCACTGCGGCGATCACTGCGGTTGCGGCCGTCGCCGGCGCGGCCGTGTTCGTGTTGAAAGAGGTCGTCGCGGTCCAGCGCGAATTCGACAAAGTGAACGCGGGGCTGATTACGGCCACCGGATCGGCTGAAAAGGCGACCGAAGCCTTCGGCGCGCTGCAAGATTTCGCGACGAAAACGCCGTACTCGCTGCAGGAGGTTTCCGAATCGTTCGTGAAGCTCGTCAATCTCGGGCTGACACCATCCGAGCGAGCGCTCACGTCCTACGGCAACACCGCGTCGGCGATGGGTAAAAGCCTGAATCAGATGATCGAAGCGGTCGCCGACGCTTCGACGGGCGAATTCGAACGCCTGAAGGAATTCGGAATTAAAGCCTCGACCGAAGGCGACAAGATCACGTTTCGGTTCCGCGGCGTTTCGGAAACCGTGCGCAATGAAGCGGGCGCGATCGAAGAATATCTGCTCAAGCTCGGCGAGACGAACTTCGGCGGCGCGATGGAAGCGCGCATGGACACGCTCGACGGCGCGATGTCGAACTTGTCCGACGAGTGGGACAAGCTGATTTTAAACCTCAGCGCGTCCGGCTTGGGCGAAGCGATCGAGGATAGCGTTCGCCTTGCCATAGACTTGCTCGCCGAGTTGAACGCATACGTCGCGAGCGGGCAGTTCGAGGGCCACATCGAAGCGATGGCCGCCGCGTGGGGGCCGTGGTTCGAGGACGCGCGCGAAGCGATCGACATCGTGCGCAACGATTTGGCCGGATTCGGCGCATGGCTTGACGACTTTTCGCCCGGTTTCGCCGAGGCGTTGTTCGCGCCGTGGCGCGATTTCCCGGCCAACGTGCGCGCCGTTATCCAACTCGCGACGGTGTACGTCGCAAACGGCATGCAACAGATGGTGACGATCGTCGAGGCGAACGTCGCCACGATCAAGGCCATATTCACCGACGACACGATCGCCGACGCACGCGCGCGCGGCATCGCGCAAGTCAAGGCGAACCAGACCGCGTTCGAGGATTCGATTCGCGCCATCGTTCAGGAACGAAGCGAGACGATCGCGGGCACGAAAGCGGCGATCGATGGCGCGAACGCACGCCGGGAAGCCTACGAACGGGAGCGCGCAGCGCGCGCCGGCGACAAGGGCGACAAGCTGGCCGGATACCGGCAGGGCGGCGACGGCGCCGCGACGGGCGAAGACAAGGGCGCGGCACGCGCACGCGCTCAGGCGGCGAAAGAGGCCGAGCGCGAGGCCGAGCGCGCCCGCAAGGAAGCGTTTCAAGCGGCGATGGAGACGCTACGCCAAGAGCTTGACGAATGGCGTAACAATTACGACGAGCGCATTCGCATCGCGCGCGCGATGGCCGAAGAGGTCAAGAAACAATACGGCGAGAATTCGGCCGAGTTCAAAAAAGCGCAGCGGACAATTCTCGAACTTGAGCGCGAAAAGGCCGAACAGATTCGGCAGATCGCGGAAGTCGAAAAATCCGCGCGCATGGCCTCGGCGATGGCTGCGATCGACGCGGCGGAAATGGAAGCCGATCGCGACTATCAAATCGGGCTGATGAGTTTTCAACAGCGCACCGCGGCGCAGATGCAGTTCGAAGCGGAGCGGTTCGCGATTCAGCGGCAGGCGTTCGAGGAACGTCTCGCGATGATGCAACTCGACCCGGATATGAATCCGGTCGAATTCGCGCGGATCAAAGCCGAGCTGATCGAGATCGAGCAACAGCACCAACAGCGCATCGGCGAATTGCGCAACCGTGCGACGGTGGACGCTGCGGGCGGAACGACGAATTTCTTCGGAACGATGGAGTCGCAATTTAACAATGCGATGACGGGCATCATTACCCGCCAACAGTCGGCGAGCCAAGTTATGCGCAGCCTGTGGCAGTCGGTCTATGCGTCGTTCGTGCAAGAAATGGTGGTGAAGCCGCTGATTCAGTACGGGATTCGCGTCATCAAAGAAACCGCGCTCGGCAAGCTGCTATTCGGCCAACAGATCGCGCAACAGGCCGCCGCGAGTGCGGCGACGATCGGCACGAAATCAGCCGAGACGACGGCCGTCGTCGGCATGAATGCCGCGCAGGCCGGCGCCGGCGCGGCGGCGTCGCAAGCCTCGATCCCCTTCGTCGGCCCGGTGTTGGCGCTGGCCGCGATGGCGGCCGTGTTTGCGGCCGTCTCGGCGCTTGGCGGCGGTTCTGGCGGATCGAAGACGACGACCACGACGACAACGCTTCCGAGCGCAAAAGGCGGGTGGAGCATCCCGTCGGGGATCGACCCCGTTGTTCAAGCGCACGAAGAGGAAATGATTCTGCCGAAAGAGGAGTCGAACATAATCCGCGATATAGCCGGCGGCGGAAGCGGTGGCGGCGGTGCTGTTCACCTACACGTTCACGCGATGGACTCCGGCGACGTTCGGCGGTTCCTGCTACAAAACAAAAGCGCGGTCGCGGATGCGTTGAAAGCCGCCGCTCGCGACTTCAAACGATAACAGGGGGCGAACGTGTCGCAGGCCGTATTTCCGACGCTTCCGGGGCTGAAGTGGGGGCACTCGAAAACGCCCATGTTCGAGACGAAGATTCAGACCGCCGTGAGCGGTCGAGAATCGCGCGCGCGCTTTCAAGCGTACCCGCGCTGGAAGTTCGCGCTCAGCTACGAATTCTTGCGGCAGCGGCCGGGGAAGGTCGAACTCGACACCCTGATCGGTTTCTTTCTTGCGCGAAGTGGTTCGTTCGAGTCGTTTCTTTACGATTGCCCGAGCGATCGCGCTGCGGCGTCGCAAGTCTTCGCGACCACTGTCGCCGGCGTGTCGAAATATCGGCTCGTCCGCACCTATGCCGGGCACGTCGCACCGATCGGCGCCGTCAACGGATCGCCGTCGGTGTATTTGAACGAAATCCTGCAATCCCCGTCGACGTACACGATCGACGATAACGGCGCGATCATTTTCAACTCGACGCCCGCGCCCGGTGGCGTCCTGAAGTGGTCGGGGCTGTTTTATCATCGCGTCCGGTTCACGAAAGACGAGGCCGAGTTCGCGGAATTCCTGCGCGATCTATGGGAGCTTCGCAAGATCGAATTCGTCACGTCGAAGGAAGGCTAACCGATGATTTCCGCATCCCCCGCGCTCGTCGCCCTGCTGAACTCGTCGGTCGAGTTCATGCTCGCCGATGCCTACCTGATCCGCACCGCGTCGGGCGTGTACCGCTTCGGCTCGGCCGACGTGCCGATCGTGATCGATGCCGACACCTACACCGCCGACGGCCCGCTGATCTCGCGCAGTTCGACCCGGACATCGGTCGGCCTTGAGGTCGATTCGCTAACGCTGAAGTTCGCCCCGCGGCTCGGCGCCGGTGCCGACACGATCGAAGGGCTTCCGTTCGCGCAAGCGGCGCGCGCTGGGGCGCTCGACGGCGCGGTCGTCGAGCTTCTCCGGGCATTCTTGACGGATTGGCAGGCGCCCGCCGTAGGCGCGCTGCTGCGGTTCTCTGGCCGCGTTTCGGACGTGAACCCGGCGCGCACCGAAACCGAAGTCATCGTGAAGTCCGATGTCGAACTGCTGAACGTCAAGGTTCCGCGCAACGCCTACCAACCGCCATGCATCAAAACCCCATACTCGGCACCGTGCGGGCTTCAGCGTGCGGTTCTGACACAATCCGGCGTGGTATCCGGCGGCGCGCAGACGACAACGGCGATCGCCACGAATCTGACCGCGCCGGCGTCGGGGTATTTCGACAAGGGTG